TGGTATGTCTGGGTGCCATGTTGATAATAAGTCTCTTAAGTTCCCCATTCGCAACTCGTTCTAATTTCTCTGCGATGATTTCATGATGACGTCCTTGTATGAAAGACGGCCATATGGTTTTGACGAATGATAAAAAGTTATTTTTACAAGCTTCATTCTTTTCTAACTGAGCTAATCTTAATTCTAGTTTTAAGCGTCTCTCGTCCTGTCTATTACCATCCATGTAGGGGCCCCTATGCTATGTTATTTTATGCCATTTATCGCTTATTATAATATAGTTAACGCCTATTTCAAATTATATGTGAATATTTGTGAAAAACTTGGCACTTGCCCGCGTACGGCAATGCACTAGGCTCGTGAATTTTTGGCAATTTTTCTTGATTCTAGGCGTATGAATTAACCTTTATTTGTTGGAGTCTCTTGAACAATTTTACACGCTTCAAGGCTCTTTATTTGGCGTCCTGATGCCGTTTTATTTTACGTTCCGTCCGAAGCTTCCGGGATGTTGATTCGTGGATCTCGGCAAGTTATCCAAATTGCTTTTTAATTTCTCCAAGGTTTTTGATTCGCGGTTCTCGGTTCAAGGTTCTACAGCTGTGATTATTACGCCGTAGGTTTTAAACAGCTGTTTGCGTCCGTCTGGGCTGTGTTTAACTATTTAAAACATAAAAAAACGCCGTCAATAATTAACGGCGTTCTATCAGCTTCTAACAGCTGTTAAATTGTTAATTTAAATGTCTGGTCAGTCTCCAAAGATTTAATTAAAATGTGATTCGCTCCATTTGTTTTTTCTTTATGAAATCTGAATCCAATTAACTTAAATTTATAAGAATAATAAATATTTTCTAATTCATTTAAATTAATTTTGTTATCAATAAACTTATAAAAAGCATCAATAAATTTAAAACTATTTAATAATTTCATTTTGTTTTTTCCTCCAGTAAATTGTTAATTTTCTCAATTGTTGGAGTCATTGTCTTAATCAGCTGATTAATATCATCGCTATAATTAAGCGTCCTAGTTTTAACAATTTCATAAATTAAATCATCAAATTGTTTTTTTAATTCATATTTAAATTTTGAATTTTTCACAATAAAAACCTCCTATATAAATATTAATTGTGTGATAAAAAAAGAATAAAAAAAAACGCTGTAAAAGTCAAATTACAGCGTTAAATTTTAAAAAAGCAGCGTCTAGTTTTTTAATGCGTTTTAAATATAATTTGTTGGTCTTTTTGATTCCAACATAAACCACACGTTCCACAATTAGCGGTTTTATTTTCTTGTACTGGACATAATATTGATACGCCTTTAACAGGTTTAACAACATCATATGAATTAGCACTAAATGAAGCGGTTAAATCATTACTAAATCTAATATGGCAATGTTCATTTTCATTTAATTTAATTATCTCTTTTGCTATTGCTTTTGATAATGGAATCGATGATTTAATATTATTTGCTGTATATCCATATAAAGCAATATTATCAAAAATGTTTAACATTTTACGCCAGAATTTAACATATTTCACGCTGAAAAAATCGCCTAATATATGCAAGCGAATCAATAAAAGTTGATTAGAACTATTTAATAAATCGTTGTAAATTCGTTCCTCTAACAGCTGTACATTTTTTGCACTTATTCGATGAGCAAAAGGCATGTTATTGCCGTAACAATCTGACCAGTGGATGCAATCACTAGGGCAAGTCTCACGCTCTACGAGTGTTAAAGTTACAAATTTATAATCTTTGTATTTGCCTTTTAAAACTTTTTTTCCAAGCTTTTTATTTGTACTGGGTTTTAATATTTTGAATTGATAATTTTCTAATTCAAAAATGTTTTTTTTATATATCGTAGTTGTTAACATAAAATAACCTTTTTAAAATGTGTGAACTATAAATATAAAAAAAAACGCCAGTAGAGTCAAATACTGGCGTTTGGATCTGTAAAGGCTGTTAGTTTTAGCGTAAATAAGTAAATGATTTTTTTAATGCCCTAATTGCTCTTTTATCGTTGTTTTTTAGAGCATAGTAAAAGGGTAAATCTTTTTCGCATTCGTCACAAAATAAATAATCGTCAGCGTCTTTAATTTCTTCATCTCCAATTAATGTTTCATTAATAAGATAACAAACCTCACAATTTATTTTTTTATAATTAATCTTCATTGTTTAACCTCCAATTTAAAATTTTATTTTGTGCAAATTTATTTAAATAACTTTGTGAAGCCATTAACCTATTAACGGCTTCATCTAATAAATTATCATTTTCTTTTAAACTTTGTTTATTAAGAAAATTAATTAATTGTTGTAATTGTCTTCTAGTATTTTCAAGTCCTAAATTATCTTTCATTTAAAACTCCATATTGTTTAATTTTACTACTAAACCATTTCCTCAGGCTTATAGTCTTAACATTGGTTTTTAAACCAATAAACTTTTCAATTAATTCAAGATCATCTAGTACTGATTTTGGATTATCTGAATCAGTATACATAAAAGGGCTACCATTAAACATTTCAGATATTTTAATTCGATAAAAAACATCTTTAATATTTTTTTTGGTAAACTCCCCAACATCAATAATCATTGTAATATGAATCATTGTTTCAATAATTTCTTTTGGAATGTCTTTAACATCGCATTCCGTATAATCGTAATATAAGGCCATATCTAACAATCTCCTATAAAATATGTGATATTATGGGATAATAAAAAAAAACGGCGTAAAAGTCAAATTACGCCGTTTATAGTAGGTTTTAAAGTTAGGTTATTAAGAAGCTAAGGCGACTCTATTCCAATCATTACATTTAAGATTTAAAACTTTCCCTCCTAATTTTTGCCAAAAATCTACGTTGTCAGCTTCAGCTGTATTACCAACATTAGTGCAAGCATTAACTAAAGTTGCCTTAGATATTGGCTGTCCTTGTTCATAACCGCTTTGTCCTATGGTATTTAATAAACCATCTAAAACACTAGAAGTTTCTTTTTTAGATAAAGACATAACCTTGCCCAAGTCCTCAACAGCTTCAGTATAATTTTTGCCTACAGCAATTTTATCTTCTTTAGCTAGTCTAATTTTCTCAACATTTTCATCAAATGTTTCTCTACTACCATAAGAAGAAATTATATCTCTTAATTGAAGCTTTAGGGCGTGGTTATCGGCGTCCTTAGTTTCATCGGTTAAAATGTTATAATGGTCTCCAGTTCTAGCACTAGTAATATGTGCTTTCCTAGTTACATTTTCAGTTTGCATTCCATTTAAACAAGCTAATGTCCAAGATATACCAAAAACTGAAATACTACCAAAACCAACTTCGCTATTAGAAATACCTATCCCATGAGCCATAATATCGTTAACACCTGCATCAGCTGTTATAACTTCGCTTTTCAATCTAATATAAAGTTTTTTATCGCTGTTGGCATAATTAACAATCTTCCATGAAGCACCAGACTCGCCAAGTGTAGGCAATGCAGATTCTAATAAATCAGAATTATCAAAAGTTTTAAATTTATCAGAAACAAATGCTCTAGCAATTCCAGTATGATTATCATAATTGAATGGAGATAATGCATTAGGATTATCATAAGTTCTGATCATTCTCCTAACTGGATTTTTTTCAAATAAAGCATTAACAACAGCGTCCGTTTCATTAGGAACTTCATTTAATAAACGCCTAAATGTTGGGGCTTGGATTTCAATCTTATTTGCAATTTGATCTAAACATACTTGGTTTGCATTTAAGATTTGAGTTTTCTCACCTCTATCAGCTTCCATAATAATCTGACTAGTTTTAACGCCTTTGTCATTCTCAATTGTTTTAAACTGAAGTTGGTTTGTAGGTGCAATAAAGTCTTGTTTCATATCGTTATGACTTTTGATATCAAGTAATAGGTTCTCTAAAGTCCTACTGTCATTTTCTAAATGTCTCATATTTTCTCCTTTGTGTGATAGTTAAAACATAAAAAAAACTGAGCAATAAATACTCAGTTTTTAATATATCAGATATTTCTTATATGTAAAGTTTTATGCAAATCCCCATTTTTTTAAAACTTTGATATCGTCTTCTCCAACGTAGTCGATACGATCAATATAAACTTCAATCTCAGGGGAGTGCTGACAATGTCCATCATCGTCAATATATTCTCTAACCATAAAGAAATCATCGTATCCATCTTTTTTAAAAACTTTAAAATTAGCATAAATTAATCTGAGTAAATCTATGTGTTTAATTTCTTTTCTATTCTGATTAATTACAATTTTCTGTTTTAGAGGGCGACCGTCTAAATCAATTTCTTTTGCTTGACAATCTAAAAGTTCAAAAAAATGTTTGTGGGAACGCTCATACGTTCCCTCATTTTCTATGGTTCTTATCATTACTGGCATTACTCACTCCCTTTCAGCTGTTCTTTAATCCAATCTCTAGCGGCACTATTGGAAATATGATTTGACATAAAGTACGTCAAATTATCATCATCAAAAGCTTGTAACACATGATAGTAATCAGGGTTTGGGTCTTTACCACTAATTTGATGTAACAAAAAGTACATCAAATCTCTGTCCTCTAACTCATTTACTTCAGCTAGAAATTTTTCTTTTGCTTCTCTGTATTCCATAGTTTTTTCTCCTCCTAATTTTTCTTCAGTAAACGTAATACCATTATTTTGGTTGGCATTTGGAAAAGACATTTCAAACATAGTTTTTTTAGTCATCGTAATCCTCCTCGTTTACAGTTCCTAAAACTTCTATCTCTTCTAAATTATCAAAAGACATTTCCATTTGTGCATTATCTAAAGCTTCATCTTCATTTTCAGCTTCAACATAAACAGTAGTTTTCAGCCAACCTGACATAAAAACTTTGTATTTTTCCATAGATATTTCTCCTATAATATGTGATTTATCTTATATATTTATCAAATAAAAAAGGCCATGTCAAACATGGCCTATATTTTATCTTCTACGTCTTGTTTTGGATCGATGGTTTTTATACTTATCGTAGTCTTTTCCGTATAAAATTTTTCCAATCCAATCGAATAAAAAAAACATCCTACCTCCTTTCGTTAAACTTGTTTTGTTGAGTGTATTGGGAACATATCACAAGCTACAGTATCAATAACATCCCAAGTAATACCAATTGTACAATCATGTTTATGCTTACACATTTGCAATACTTCTCTTGCTTGTTCTTTAGTTAACCAATCACATTGATCAAGGACGTCCTCAGTAGACCATCCAACAGATATACGATCTTCATTTTCTACTAAATTTATATCAACACGATCTTCAAATGTAGCATCAATAGAATGCAATTCGTGGATATCATTATCAAAATGAACGAATATTTCTAAATCTTGATCGCACCATTTTAATTCTTTTATTAGGTCTTTAACTTTCATCACAGCTCCTTTCATATTGGTTATCTATTACAGCATCGTTGTGTAATTCTTTAACGCTTTCATCATCTATTTTTGTTCTGCAAACATTAGTCCCTAGCATATCAAACATTACACAACCATAATCATAACCTTGATTATAATAATGATTACGTTTATTTTCATCACGTTCTCCATGCAACAATCCATCTGCAACACCATCTTTAAAAGCTAATAAATCTTGATTATCCATTGTTATCCTCCTGATCATTTTCTATGAGTTCGTTCAGCACATCTCTAAGCTGAAGTCTTTGTTGGGGCGTCCAAATATCTCTAGCAATATATGTAGTTCGCATCGTGTTTTTTTCATGCTCGGCCACATCTATCAAAGAATTATATTCAAACTCTTTATGCTCTTCTTCATTATGTTGGAAACCATCTCCCATCTCTTCTTTAGTCAGCCAATGTTTCATTGTTTTCCCCCATAAGTTCTAAAAGTTCATTTAATTTTCTACTAAACAAATTTATATCTTCGTCATCAGGGTGTATTTCTAATAAATCTTCAAATAAACCTTTAGCATTTCTAAGATCAATACGAATATCAATTAATGTTTCAGGTTTGTAGCATTTATCAATACACCACCACATACCTTTTTGACTTGTTTCATATTCAAAAACTTTTTCTTTACAAGAATCACATTCAACCATCTGACAATCAGCACACATAAATCCTGAAACTTTTCCGTCATCAGCTGGAATACGATTGACAAACTTACCTGATCCAAAACTTGTATCTTCTTTGCAATCGATACAAAGATTGCCTAAGTCTTTTAGCTTTTCCATAAGGCCTCCAGTTTAGATTCTAAGTTATGAATTTTTTTATACTCTTTACGAAGCTCATCATCATTCTCATAATGAAAACCATATCTTGTAGCATAATTAACTGATTCATATCCTTCGTCTAATCCATTTTCCAAAATGGCTCTTATCTCCATTACACACAAATAGATTTTTTGTTTATCTTTTTTGGTCAGTTCAATCTCTTCCATGGTATTCCCTCCATTCTTCTACAGTTTCAAAAGATTCTCCATCTCCTATAGTGTCATAATCCATCCAACCATTTGAAGCATCAACACCTTTCATAAAAGCAAAATATTCTTCTTTGGTGTCAAACTGGTATTCTTCAATATTGTTTTCATCTCGGTCTGATCCCCAAGCTATTTTAACTTTGATATAAGGAAAGTCATCATCCTTAACTTGTACAGCTTCTAAAACCTCTTCGTCATTAGCACCATACAACGGATCGTCTAAAGTTTTTTCAAAGTTGCCATAATTTTCTTCAGCATCTTTTTTATTATCCGCTCTTACCCAATAATGTGTATAAGTCTGAGAGGTACAAGTTACTTTATACAGTTTTTTGGTCATTATAATCCTCCTCTGTTTGATACTCAATAAACTTAACTTTCATGCGATCGTTCTTATCTCTATTGGGCATACCAAAATGCTCCCACAACTCATCGCACTCATCTCCATAAATATATCCCCATGTGTTTTTCATAAGGCCTCCTATATCTCTAAACTTTGAAGATTACAATTAACGTAATTAGCCACCATAACTCTAAGTTCTGTATAGCAATCGTCACATAAAAGAACTGGTGCAAAGCTTTGCTCCATATCTTCCATTGGTTGTTCTTTGCTTCCACATTTGCAACAGCTGTCGTAACCTCTTGGTAAATCTTTAAATCTGTGAATATGCAAAGTTTTGCTTGTGTCAGTATCGTAAAATCCATCTGCTTTTTTAATACAAGCATATACATAAACTTCACAAACATGACTACGATCAGGACAATCTAAATCTAAATCTGTGTTTAGATGATAGTCGTAAGGTTTGCCATCATGCCAAACACTACGCCACATATCTATCTCGCCCTTGTTTTTAAAATATCTAGCTGAGGCTACAGCTTTTTGAAATGCTCTGTTCATTCTTCTTCCTCCTCAACATTAACAACATCGAAACGTAAATCTCCAAAATTCCAGTCTGACAAATAGTTTGCCAACAGCTCTAATGATTTACCTCCCTCTCTACCATTGTAAACATTTGGGGCGTCTTTAAAAATTTCTTTTGCCATAACTTTAGCTTTTTCTTCAGCCTCTTCTAAAGAATTAGCTTTAGCTGTAAAATTACGATCAAGCCAAATATCAACGTCTAATTTAAAAGTATAGTCTTTCATACAATCTCCTATATAATGTGTATAAGAGTTATCGCATACTATTAATTTATTGTCAAATCAAAAAGTTTTTTCCAGTCAAAAGGATATTGAAGTTGTAGGTATGGTTTGAGCTGAAGGCCTTTGCTTCTCAGCTCTACTGCATCTTTGCCTTGATACAAATATAAATCCTCACGGCCTCTAACCATAATCCAAGTTGAACCATGTCCATGCCGAGTTAACCAAGCTACCTGATTAGGAGAAAGCTTAACAACATTACCAACTGTAACTTTTAATTCTATAAAATGAAATTTACCTTTTGCGTCACAGACAAGTAAATCAGGTATGCCTAATGTCATCCAGTTTTCTATTCTTGTCAGGATTATATTATCAGGCAGTTTTTCTACTGCTCTTTTGATCTCCTGATAGAAGCCGTTTTCCTTCTTCGGCTGAGGCGGTGTCTTCGTGGTCAATAACTCCCTCAACTCTTTTTGGCTCATACGAATCTTTAATCTCCTTGAGAGCTTTTATTACTTCATCTTTAGACATACTATCAATCGTGCCGTGTCTAATCTCAGATTTATTAATATAAATATTACCTTGTGCTTGTCCTCTTCTATACTCAGCCTGAACAGCGGCTGAATATGCACCATTCTCTAAAGCTCTATCTCTAATTGTCTGCAAATCTTTTAAATGTCGTTTGTAATTAACACCATATTTTTCATCCAGTTCATCTCTATAGAGTTGTATTGCTCTAACAACATGAGGGCAGATTTCAGGATTAGTCATTTCGTAAGCTCTTGTGTGGGCTGAAGAAGCTGGAAAGCCAGCATTTATTGCAGCTTCTCTCATGGTTATCATACCATCATTCGAGACAAGCTCTTTAACAAACTTCTCTTGTTTACGAGAAAGCTTGCTATGTATATCGACTTTTGGCCGACCTCTTCCTTTTTTCAAAGGTTTTAAAATACTCATATCTTATATATATAACAGAAATTATTTTTTTTCAAAAAACTTTTTAGGCTCTTATAAGGCCAAACTTGATTTAACAGTATGGTTACATATTTGTATATCAGTAATGTAACCATATATGTAACTGCTATAATCCTTATATATAAAGGGATACAGAGTAAAAGTTACATGGTTACACTAGTTACACCTATTTTTTAATAAAATTATTTTTTTTATTTTTCTGTCTATATATAAAGGCGTTTTTAATTTTTTGGAAATAAGTCTCTTTGCGAGGCGTGACTTGTGGACTTAGGATATGATGTTCCCAAACTCTCTTCATAGTCTCCCTCCTTT